GATATCTATAAACCTGATGATTACATGAAATATTGTGCTCAGAAGTACGTGGATTTAATGGAAGAACTTATGGAGGAAGATGTAATTGTCGCACAGTCAGAATCTGCCTTTAGTCCCTTGTATTTCAATTATAAGATGGGACACGTTTATACGTGTTTTATATTTTTGATGTGTCAAATCGTAGCTTTATCCCATTATGCCATAGTTCAAACTGTTTCAAAAGCTTTGAAAATGGTAAGTTGGGTATTAGGTACACGCATAGAGCGAGTGTTTTTGGCTATGTTGACGTGTGGCATTTATATGTTACATCAATATAATTATTTTCCCATTCTGACGGTTGTATTCATGTCTACGTTATTTTATGATGATCTGCTTAAGAATATTTTGAAATATGGTTCTGATGAAGCTGTTGATATGATAATTGCTAGGAAAGATGAAGCAATTGCAAATCTTCATGATGCAGTTGTTGGTAAATTCCGTAATCCATTCAAATGTATTGAATTTTATGTGGTGGCTGTTATGGGTGCTACATCTATTTTCGGTATATTTCAGTTATGGAAGACTCATATACAGAGTATGCCAGAATCTCACGATATTAAGCATCCGGTGTTTGAAAAAGAACAGAAGCTGAATCCAGGAATAACTCTCATTCGTAACAAGTTAGACGATAAGAAATTCAATCTAATGGAAATAGAGCCTGCGTCTTTAACCAGGTATCATGGAGATCCACGTATTTTGGGCAATAGTTTATCAAATAATATTGTGCGAGTTCGTGTTTTGACCAATGATTCGGCTTGCTTTACCTATATACTAGGAGTTGCTGGAACATATGCCATGATTAATCGTCATGCAACTTGCTTTAAGGATTCTTTTACGATACTTATCTCACCAAGTAACAATTGGGATAAACCACAATTCTCCATTGATATTTTACCTATTGACATTGTACGCGTAACTGATGACGTTGTTCTGATTAATTTGAAGAAACGTTCATTTAAGAATGTTATGCATCACTTTGTCGATAAGATACCAAAACGGTTCGATGGTTTGATGTTAGAACATAAGCTGCGAGTTAAGAAAGTAAACAATGTCAACGTTCAAGATGTGAACGGAGCTTTTATAGTACGAGATGGCTTGCAGTATGAGTTACCTGAACATTCCGTAGGTATGTGTGGTTTACCAATTATTGGACAAATTAATCATAATGGATCTGCTATTGTAGGTATACATGGGTCAGGTGATAAGTCATCTGCCAATGCTTATGCCATTCAAGTTAGTTTATGCGACTTGAAAAATGCTGTTGATGTCATGGACAAAGAATCTGTTTATGTCCCTAATTTGTCTATGAAAGCTGTTTCAGAATCTTTGACTACACCAAATCCAAAATCACTCATACACTATCTTGATATAGATCATGTGAGATATCTTGGCAAATTGGATGAACCTGTATTGATGAATCAATCATCTAAACTACAGAAAACACCGTTTGCTAACGATGTCCTTGCTGTTATGAAAGATGTAATGGATTTTGAACCTCAGGATGCTGTAGGACCTCCACCCATGAGACCGTTTATGCGTAATGGTGAATATTTTTCTCCAACTCATGTTGCCGTGCACAAGATGGACAATGATCCCCCAACTCTTAACCCTTATATAATGAGACACGTTATTGGTGTTCTCACTGAAAGAATAGTTAATGGTTTGAGAGAAGATGGTATACATAAGCTTTCTCCGCTTTCTATGGATGATGCAATTAATGGTGTGGAAGAAGATGCTTTCATATCACGCATTAATACTTCAACAGGTTCTGGATATGGCTTTAAAGGTAAGAAGAGTGTTTATTTGCCTTTGAATGAAGAGAAAACCGATCGCGTAACCAGGGAACCCAATGATTTTCTATGTGACAAGATCAATCATCTAATGGAATGCTATGAACAAGGTGATATGGCATGTCCCATTATTCAATCACAATTGAAGGACGAGGCTAGGCTTATGTCAAAGAATGAGAAAGGTGCAACTCGCATGTTTTATATGACTTCTACTGACATGTTAGTATTATCGCGTATGTTGCTAGCTCCCTTTTATTCAATGATGGTTGAAAAAGGAGATTTGTTTTGTACTTCTGTTGGTATTAACATGCATCAGGATGCAAATGAGTTTGTTGAAACTTTAAAAGAGTTTTCACCTTACATTATGGAAGGAGATTACTCAGGTTATGATGTCGCAAACCCTGTTGAGATAGCTCGAGCTGCTAATACAGTTATATACAACGTTTTGGCAACAATGGGATATGAAGAATATGCTCTCAAGATGCTGCAAGGTGTATTGAGTGATCTGTTATTTCCAGTTCTAGCTATTGACACTGATCTGTTTATGAAAGCAGGTATGCAACCTTCAGGAAAATATGGGACAGCGGAAGATAATTCTCTTCGAGGCCTCATTATGTTGATGTACGCATGGTACGAAGATGAAGAATTGCAATCTAAATATTTCTTTGATTATGTATTACCTCGTATTTATGGAGATGATCTATTGGCTGCAGTTAAAGAGGAAGTCTTGTCTTTGTATAACAACACTACGTATTGTACTAAATGTAATGATTTGTACGGTATGACATTTACATCTGCTGCAAAGGATGGTAATTTAGAAGATTACTTGACTGTAGATACGATGAGTTTTCTCAAAAGAAAATTTGTGGTAGATGGTGATACGGGTAAATGGGTGGCACAATTGTCATTAGAGTCTGTATCGAAAGCCTTGACGTGGTATTTGCCTTCTCAAGAGGTAACATTAGAATATCAATCTTTGTCATGCATGGGTTCCATGTTATGGGAGTTGTTCTTTCATTTAAGAGAACGCGACTACAATAGGATCCGTGACGCATTTATTAATATTCTATCTGATACGTTTCACAGTACCACTCAAGAATATGATAGTGAATTACCAACGTACACTATGATTAATGAACGTATCAATCATCCATATATTGTTACAGAGTCCGAAAGGGAATCAGGAAATGTATCTGTATGGAATGAGAACAGGGAGTGCTATTTAGCTAAATTGGGTCAGTTAACCCTTCAAAAAACTGACAAATCCCAACTTTCCAGTGTAAAGGCTGACACTGTGATCGTAACCAAGTCTAAGAATTTTACAGAAAGTGAACGCCTTACCAACATGGCTCAATCACTTAAAATTGAAAAAGAAAATCGGTTGGCATCTCTTGTGGAACCTGAAGGAGTACTCGCAAATATGTCTATTCATGAACTACGTGATAACAACAACATTTGGACTTATCCCGTGTCTTCATTTGAGATTAGAGATAGAATTAGAGAACTCAGTGACATAAGAGATCTTGAAATTACTGTTGAACGTATTGATAGGTTGACAAGTTATCGTATAGATGCTTATTCTGAAGCAGACATGGACGGCAATGGTATGATGGATTTGAAAGAAGATATGGAGAATATGGTTGATATTTTGGGCAACGTCGGCAACGATGTTGACCAAGCTGTAGACTTTATGTGGGATCAAGGGCAGAGTAATGAACTTGACTTAGATGATTTTTTCTGTCGACCAGTTAAGATTATTGAGAGAACTATAGCTCCTGGTGGATCATTTAGTTCTAAATATCCTATATGGGACTTATATACACTCAATCCTGCTGTTCGTTCTAAATTGAGAAATTATGCTTATTTGAGAGGTGATCTTCATATACAGATAGAAGTGTCAGGGACTCCGTTCCATTTTGGGCACTTATTTGTCAGTTATCAACCCTATCCTTTGCGTAATGAGAATTTGATTCAACATCCTCTCATTTATAACAACAAGCAGGCTTTGATTAATTATCTGTCACAATCTGAACAATTTGCCACCATGAATGTGAATTCCAACACACCACTACATGTCGAATGTCCATTTATATCCACCAAACCCATGAATCGTTTATATAATACATCAGCACTTGTTCTGGCTGATACTACATCATATGATGATTTTGCTGAATTCGGCTCTCTTTATATAGGTTCATATTGGACTATTGAGGCAGCTGCGGCTACTGCAAGTGATATTGGACTGAGAGTGTATGCATGGATGGAAAATGTTAATCTAGGTACCACAACGGCTACTCAGATCGCTATTACCACCGAAAGTGAGATGAAGAGCGGTCCAGTTGAGCGTAATGCAACTCGTTTGGCTGATTTGAGCAAACAATTGCAAGCAATAGAACCTATACGTCCACTTGCTACTGCCAGTGAAATGATATTACGAGGAATTGGCGGTGTTGCTTCTTGGTATGGTTGGTCACGACCTGTTAAAGTGAGTGAACCATCTTATGTTAAGAATCAACCATATACCAATGGAGCACAAGTTATTGGAAGTGATACTTGTAAGCGAATCACACTAGATCCGTTACAAGAGCTCACTGTCGATCCTCGTGTTTGTGCGTATGATGAAGATGACATGACAATATCCAACATCTGCAATAGACTGTCTTTCGTAGATTTGTTCGTATGGTCACCTTTAGATGATCTTATGTCTAATTCAATATGGAAAACTAAGGTACACCCTCAGTTGTGTACTATTGTTGATGATTTGACATTTCAATATATTCAACCTACGGCATTGGCATTTGCTGCAACACCTTTTCTTTATTGGAGAGGTGATATCACGTTTCATTTTGAAATTATGTGCTCACGTTATCATAGAGGTAAACTTGCGTTTTACTTTGAACCAAATGTGGAACAGTTCGCTCTGATCGATGCAGATATTTCTACGCACAAGAATTACATTAAGATAGTTGACATTCAGGAAGAACAGTCGTTCGATTTGTGTGTTGAATGGGCGTCTCCACGTGCATGGCTTAAGACCATGGAGTTGGGAGATGCTAGAAAGTGTCTACAAGACTTTGATCCAGCTGTTAACTCTTATGGGTTTACAAATGGTTATATTGGAGTTACACCATTCAATGAATTGGCTTCCCCTGATGGTTCGTCTATACGTATTCTAGTATTTGTGAAAAGTGATAATATGGCATTTAACCAACTTTCAAATGAACATCTGCCATCAGTGCGTATTGAAACTGAAAGTGAGTTTGATGAAAAGTATGCTTGTATTTCCCTTAATGATTCATCAGCATCGATGAGTAGTATTAATGAGTATCATTTTGGCGAAGCACCTTTGTCGTTTCGTAGTCTCATCAAGCGTTATACGTTTGAACTTTCGTTGTCTGTGGGTGCTGCTGCAGGTATTGAGAAAGCTATGCGTTATCTTACTCCGATTTATCATGGTCCTCGACCTTCTTATACAACTTCTAATTACTTTCCAAATTTAATTGGATATTTGTCCTACGCTTATTTAGGATATAGAGGTTCTCTTAGGAAGAGGATACGTTCCATTACGAATGATACTAATGCGCATGCATTACAAGGGGTGGTAGTGACTATGTTGGCACCTACCGCAGCAACTTCATCATCGTTGACATGGATTTTACCTCATGCCACGTCTACTCTTACAGGCTCCGCAACTTTTATACCTAATACCAATGGTGGTGTAGAAGTTGAATTACCATTTTATAGCAACAATTTGTTTGCGTTTGCATTTAATGATGATGGTATTGGCTTGAATGCTACAGGAGATATGGAAGAAGAGTGGAGTAAAACAGTAGCTGTTGAAATTGAGACACATGACAACACTAAGACAGTCAACTGGGTCATTGAGGACTCAGCAGCAGGGGACGATTTCACGTTCCTGCGATTCAATGGTGCTCCTTTCTACAAGTTTGTCTTGTAGAAGGAGTATCAAACCGAGAAGACGGTATATAAA